TGCGACAGGAGTCGCACCCTGCTTTTGAAGCGCTGCGTTTACGGTCTTTACTTGTCGTAGAGCCTCTTGGCGCTCACGAGGGTCTGTTCCGTCTCTGCAAAGATTCTGCGGAACTCGCGTTCATGCTTGAGACCTCGAAGAACGTTGTAGAGGATGCTGAGGATATGCATCGCGATCACGAGCCAATAAAGCCACCACATTACCGCTCCCCCTCCACCGGAATGCCCTGGGGATTACGCTTGGCCCAGCTCGGCGCGACGCGGGGCTCCTCGGCAGCCGTGAGGGGCTTCCAGCGGGCGCGCTCGATGCTCTTGACCTCATCCTTCGCTTTCTTCGCGTTCGCCTTGCACCGGGCTTGGAGATCATCAATATCGCTCATGGCTTTCCAATTTCTTCATGCGCTCTGCGCACGGCTACCACGGCCTTATAAAGCTCGTATTGCAAACCAAGCGGCAGCGCCTCGATCTGCTCGGGAGACACCTTCTCCTCAATGAGCGCATCGTTAAATACGCAGATCCCCGCGCACGATATACAGATCGCAACGTCACCCGCTCTAGGAGTGCCCTCGCCCTCGATGTGAATCGCGCGGTCGTTGATGCGCCCGCAGTACGGACACGCGCTCGGTGTCGTCTCAGACTCCCGCCATTTCTTGTTCACGAGAACGGCCCATTCGGCCACTTGGGGCCAGCAACCCAGCACAGACCGTAGAGCGAGAGGTCGAAGCCGCCCGCCGGGACCACGCCACGCGCGAAGTCTAAGGCGTTACCATCGAACGCTCGAGCAATAGCTGAGTGAAACAGCCACCCATTCGCGACGAGAACGCACAACCAAGCGGATAGCAATACCCATCTCAGCATAACGACTGTCCCGATGCCGGTCTCCCGTTGGTGCTCCGACCGTCCCCGCAGCCCTCGCGCGGAAATCGCCCCGTTGGATTCGGGTGCTCCTCGGGCAGCATGACCCAGCGCCGGAGGCACGCCTCGGACGCCGTGTAGAGCCGCTCGCGGGGAATGGGGCGACCACACCCGCACTCGCAGCGCTTTACTTTCGATTCCACGGCTTGAATCCCAGGAGGTCTTGCATGCTCGGCCATTTGCCAGTGAACGTGATGGCTCGGTCGTCGATTGTGACCATGGCAGAAGGCTTGTGGTCAGGAAACCCGATCGCATCGAGAACGACTTGAGGAAGGGCGGGATCGCCAGGATGCCAACGGTCACAATGCTCCTCGACATGCTTCTTTAGCCACGCACGCATCGCAGAAACGCCTCCAGGTTGGTGTGAGCGTGAGCTATAAATGACGACGTCAAACCGGGATGCAACGACGGTCATGAGAAACGGGATCGCTCCATCCACGGGCGGGTCGGGAATCACATCCGCACCTTTCCACCCAGAAACATATGAATTTAGAACTCCGTCAAAGTCCAAGCACAAAATTGGCCTTCGGGAATCGCCTGGCATTAAATGGGTTCCTCCTTGCTTTTGAATGAACCGTTCCATATACTGCATGTATGGAATCCGATGCCCTGGAAATACTGAAAACGATGATGCGATATAGCTGCTCCACTCAGGGATATACCCTCGTATCCTGCTTGGAGCATCGCCTCATTATGGCACTCCATTTGAAGCGCCCCCTGGAGACGTACGAAACAGTTCATCACAAGAACGGAGACAAGAGGGACAATAGTATAGAAAATCTTGAACTGCTGACCTTTCATGAGCATGCAGAGAGGCATAATTTCATAGGGAAATGGTCTGAAAGCGAACAAAACCGCAAAGAAAACCACTGGCGATGGCGCAAAAATATCACGGAAGAGATTTTGATTGAATCGTTTAATCGCCTCAGATCTCTTACGCAAGTAGCGAAAGCGCTCAAAATGCAGCGGAACGCTGTAACCAAGAGGTTCGCCTATTATGGATGGAAGGTCGTTCGCCGTAGAGCACAGGAAGGCCGAGGATGGAGCAATATCTTGAAGCGGATTTAAGCACGACACGCCGTCGAAGTCGAGGCAGAGAATGGGTCTGCTCATCTCACCGCCCGGCAGTGAAGGCATGTTGCGCACGCCTCGGAGGTCATGCGCCCGCAGTTTGGACAGAGGACGATCATGGCGTATACGCCTTTCTCGGATAATTGCCCATCAGGAACTCATACGCATCGCGGTTCCATCTCGCATCTGAAAGCGAATGATGCTCGCCTTTCCCCTGCTCCGGGAGCTTCGGATTTCCTAGATCGTCGCAAAGCTGCTTCACGTCGCGGCAATACATCGGCCAACCTTTTGGAAGGTCCATCATCGTGCCGAACATCTGGGCGAACACGACCCAATCGTAAGCGCTGTAATATCCCCAGAACTCCGGCTTGCCGTCGCCGATGAAAGCCCGGACCTCTTCTTTTATGAGAGAAAGGCTTTTCATTTGCTCAACGGGTCCAAGTCGTGGAAGCACGTTTTCCTTGACCCACTTATTGCAGAGGCCCGGGCGAAACTCGCCGCTCTCCGCGTAATACTCGCGCCCATCTTGGCAGACGATGCCGATAGAGATGAGCTCGATCGGATGCGAAGGCCCCGTCTCAGAGAACTCAGTATCGAGGAAATATCTCACGCCGTCGCCCTCCGCTCGATCTCGGCTAGCACGGCCTTAACGGTCGTGGGCTTGAGCTCGTGGTGATGCGTTACGTCCTTGATGAGCATCGAGAGCGCGGCGATATTTAAGCCGAGATGCGAGGCGCCCTCCGCGACTTTCCGAGCATCCTCCGGTGAAGCTGTCCCTTGTATGGCGAACACGAGCACGGCTAGAGGGTCTTCGGCCTTGGTGAGCTCTTGCACGAGGGCATCACCTTGCTTCAAGGCTTCGCCTGTCGGGGTTTCCTGCGTGCCTGCCCATTGCGGAGCCACCTCGGGCGGAAGACCGAAGTGCTCTCTCGCCGTTTCGATGACAGGTTCGGACTTCGTAAGGAGATTGCGTATTTGCTCCGTGCGCGTCTCGCCCTCCGGCTCCTTGCCGATGCTTAGGTCGAACCAATCATCCGGGGAGCTCATCTCATCCTTGAGCGAGGCGTAAATGCCCCTAAACTTCGCCATAAGCTCCGAGCTCATGGTGTCGTAATTGCGTTGAATCCGGGCCTCGATCATCGCGCGGGTCACGCCGTATTCCTTGAACGCCTCGAGGAGCTTACGCAGCGTATCCGGCGTCACGGGGAAGGCATGTTTCATGGTGCGTTCAGCCTGCGCGAGACCCGCCTCTTTCACGTCGCCAGGTATGAGCGTGAGGATACACTGGCGCGTCCGGCGCGCGGCCCAATTCGCAACGTGCTCATAGATGTCGCGCTCCTCATTGAGAATCGTTCCGCCCTCAGCCTTGTCGCGAATATGCGGTACGTCGAACACACGGCTCACCGGCACGTTGGTCTCAAGGTCCCAGGCGAATGACTCCACAATCGTCTTCCCGGCCTTGATCGGGATGAGCTTGCCTTGCGCATTCTTTTCACACGTATTCTCGACGCGGTCGATCGTGCGCCACCCAAAGCGGATATTGCCCCACTGTTGCGCCATGACTTCCGCGGCGCGAATCGAGAGGCCCCGAATCTTGGTGCCGCCACGAGGGTACTCGTAAATCGCCACCTCGGCCAACGCGGGGCGCGTGAAGGCGTCGATGATGCGCTCCATACTCTGCCGAGGGTTGCGCGGAAAGCGCTGCGCAGCCTCCATCGCAACGAAGACTTCGGCGGCGGCACGGCGAGATTCGACCTCGACGATTCCCCCGGTATTACCGTTTCCGTTCTGAATTGGCTTCGGCTGTGCGTACGGGTTTTCCACCCGCTGCATCTGCTGTTGCTGGGGAGACTGCTGTTCCATGAGGTCCTTTCTCGACTTCGAGGATGGCTTCGTATATACTGTCGGCCAAGGTTTTAGGGCCGTCTAAGTTGTTCGGCGGAAACGCGAAGTAATGGTCATTGATGCACACCAGCACGCCGGTTCTTGTAAGATCGACTCCGTCGACGATCTTCGCCGCCCCGCAATCGCGAATCTGCTCGAACTGATCGCAGCGTAATGTGTCAGGAGGTCGAGGCATGTTTTTGGAGCTCCTCTAGCCGCATGATGGACGTGAAAATCTCTTCCGCAAAGGCTTTGAGGTTTGCGATATCATGCCGGAAAACGAAATGCACGCCGTCGAGTTTAACCAAAAACGCCCATTCGCCGGTTTGCTTGTTTTCTAGCAAGCCACACGCGACTGCATCGACTTCGTGGAAATACGCACTTTTCTCACTGGCGGTATATACCTCTTTGGCCGCGCTCATGGCCTCCCGAAGTATTTCCTTAGCGCTCATTTCTTCGCCGCCTTGAGGCGCATCACGCGCGACTCGTACGGTTGCACGACGTAGCCTTTGTTCTGCTGGGTTTTCCAGGTCACGATTGGCTCCCCATTGTAGGTCAAGATTTCGTTCGATGCCATAAAATCGGCAATCTCGCCCTGGAGTACCTCGGCGTGGTCTCCGGCCTTCTTCGCCTCTTCCTTGAGTTGGCGGTACTGATCGACAAGCTCGAGGATATGAGAGTCGGCTTCTATCATCTCACCGGCAAGATGCGTCGGGAACTTCCGCTTTGCGTCGGCAATGTCGAACGCAGGCGGAGGCGTCTTCTTTTCGACGAGCGCCCAGAAGTCGATCCCAATCTTGAGGATGCCCTGAATGATAGCGGGGTCGGGCTTGATGGTATAGATACGTGGATCATTGCCCCCGATGAGGGCGCAAAGGTCCCAGAACTCCAAGCGCGTCGTCGCGAGGTAGGACATGCACTGAATGAAATGCCGATGCGGCACTTTGTCAGAGCCGTCTTCCTTGCCCCACTTCTCCTCACCATCTTTACCGATCGCGGCGAAGCGATCGACGTTTTTGCATTCAAGACCACCCGGCAAATTGACGATACGACGGTCGATATTCGCACCCAAGAACGGGAGGTCAGGATGCCGAAACGTCTCATGGACCTCCATGACTTGGCGACCAGTCTTGTCAGCATACCAACGTGCAATTTCGTTCTCTAATCGGTTTCCCCACTCAATATGCCGATTATCGCTCAGGTCTTCGATCGGAGCGAGGCCGGTCTTCTGAGCCCAAATTTCGTACGGCGTTGAGTACCCTTTCAGGCCGATGCTCGCCAACGTAATGTCGGCCAACTCGCTCCCGCCCAAGTAGGTCTTTCGCTCTTCGAGCCATGCTTTGCGCTGCTCAGGATTCATCGGTGGGTTCCTCTTCGTCGTCGTAAGGGGGGTTGGGCGAGGGCATAAGACCCCAATTCGCGTCTCTCATTGGGAGTTGAGCCGCTCGTGGATATGGTCGGAGAACGCCGCGAGAATCACGGATGCTATGTCAGCCCGGCGCGCTGCT